TCATAAACTAGGAATATAATGAGCATAGAATATTGTGAAAATCATCATCACTTCTACGACACCGATTGGGTAGAAGATTGTAAATATTGTTTTGAAGAAGAAAGCGATATTAAAGAAGAGCCTGAGTGCAAACATTGTTGCGCACCAAACGTAAGCTATAAAGGTTTTTGTAGCCGAGAATGTTACATATACGATAACGAATAAATCTAAAAAATGAGAAAACTAGACAGAGAATTACAAAAAGTAGTAAATAAAATAAAAAGAATGAAAGTCGGAGATTTAGAAATAAATTACGAATACGAAAACGTTGATACTGTGGCTTATTTAGAAATATATGAATACGGCAAAAACCGAGCAATAGATATTTTTATGGGAGATATGTTATGCGTAAAAATAATTAGCCAAGAATATCCGCAATTTTTTATCAAAGCACAACAGTTTAAGTGAAAGATACAATATCAAAAATATGAAAACAGAAATAAGATACCGAGTAATGTGGGTCAATGATTACGGACAAGGCGAGATAAACACCGACGATTTTTACACCCGAAAAAATGCAGAAACATACTGCAAAGACCTTAAAGAAGATTTTAAAGAACACGATTATTACGTAGAGGAATACGAAAAAGTTATCAGGAAATCTTATGCCTATCCAAATTCAATAGACGGTTGGGAAGATTTATATCCAAGATAATTACTTACAAATTTTGATAATTCGTTAATTATTTGTATATTGTATAGGTAATGAGTAGGCAGATAAGTAAGACCGAAAATCGTAGCTATACGAAAAATAGCAGTCTAACGTAAGTGGTTACCGAGTCCGGACTCAAAACATAAATAGTAAACGCTCACTAATAACAGAGAAATGAAAACAGAAATTACACCGTTCTTACAAGAACTAGCAAACGAGAAAACCGTAAACGTAAACGGTAAGCCAATGCACACCGCAATCTACAATCTGATAGTTTCAAGACGAGACCTTAAACTATGGAGTAGAGGAATGAAACCGCACCGAATGTGGTTCGTAACAGACGTCAAAAGATACTTCGGACTAAAGGGTAATGACCGGCAGAAGTTAGTAAATCAAATAGAAAATCTAGTTGAGACTTATGCGAAGTAATAGCAAAGAAGTAAGAGAGAAGATAAAGGCGCACATTTTAGAGTGCGTCTACGACGAAAACGATATGAACTACTCAGATTTTGCAAAAGCAAAAAAGAGAGTGTTAAATGAGTTTGTAAGGGTTGCAAATCACCCGTATAATATGAAGCGTCTACCTGATAATCAAGAAAGGTTTAGCGACTATCTAAATGCGATACCTTGGGACTTTCACTTCTATACTAGAGATATAAAAGACTTTTTAAATAGTCTAGGCATAAATCCTAGCAATAAAGAGTTTGACTCAAAGAAATCATTAAAACTATATCACAATCTAATATGGAGAGAAATAAAATGAAAACAATAAAACTACTAGACGGCTCAATACACAATGTTAAAGAGCTAGAATACAATATGTACGAAGATGAGTTTTACTACGGCTACTTAGGAAAGGTAGCTTTAAGTAGTAGTTCTTGTAAGTTATTGCTAGACAGTCCTAAAACGTATCACTATATTACAAAGTACGGTCAGGCTACAAGTCAAGCGATGCGCGACGGTCAGTTGTTTCACACTATGATACTTGAACCGGAGAAGATTAATCAATTCGTTTTTGTAAACGTAAAGTCAAAGAACAGTAAGGCTTACAAAGAAGTAAAGGCGTATCACGAAAATGTTTTCACGATTAAAGAAAAGCAAGACGCAGAACGATTAGTCGATGCCTTTCATAGAAACGAGAATGTTAAAAAATATATAGTCGATGCTCAATACGAAATACCAAAAATAGGTGTAATAGAGGACATACCTTTTAGAGCAAAAGCAGATGTTTTATTAAACTCTAATGGAATAGTCGATTTAAAGACTACGACCGACGTAAAGAATTTTCAGATTTCAGCTCAGAAATGGAAATATTATAATCAAGTTTACATATATTGTGAATTGTTTGGGATTGACTACGAAAATTTTACCTTTGTATGTATCGACAAAAAGAGTCTAGACATAGGGGTTTTTAAATGCTCAGAAGAATTCTACCTACGAGGTAAAGAAGAAGTAGGAAACGCAATAGAACTATATAGAAAGTTTTTTGCAGAACCTGAATCGCTAGACGATTACATATACGAGGGGACGTTATGAAGCACAAAGATTCAATAGAGAAAGTTATATCGCTAGTCAATGAGTATTTAGGAATAGATTGTACTAAACAAACTAGACGAAGAGATTATTGCGACGCAAGAAGTATCGTAGTTAAAATAATGAAAGACGACTTTTACATCGGTTGGACTATGATTGCGACATACTTCGAAGAACGTGGAACGCCTATTGGCACACACGCGAGTATGATAAATTTATACAAGAGATTCGATGAGGTTATAAAATACAATGCTTTAGTAAAATTGTGTTACTATGAGATAGTCGGAGAAATGCTTACGGCTAACGATATGGAAAAACTTATAGAAAGAATCCGTCGTATTAAAGACATCGATAAAATAATTAAAATAGAGCAATGCTTAAATAATTTATAATGAATAAAGAAGAATTAAACGAACTATTATTAAATGCTAAATGGAAAACATCTTCATCAAAAAAATATGAAAAGTTACCACACCAATATTCTTTAAAAGAAACTTGGACTGATGAAAATTTGTTTTATAAAGTTTGTAAAGCTATAAGGGCATTAGGTATTAAGAAACCTTTTTTTAGAACTTTTTTTACTTATTATGAAATAGGCGAGTATCAATACTTTATTATGAATGATGAAATAGAAAATCAAGGACTTATTAATAGAGCAGAAATTAAAAACCAAAAAAAATATAATCTAAATAATTATGGAAATTAAATATATTATGATGACTTGCGACAATCGTAATGATAATCGCATTAAAGAATACAAAAAAGAAATACCAAATCTGATTATAAATCACGACGATTTTCCAAAATCATCTTCCGGAAAGTTTTTATCTACTGCTTGGAATAATTATTTAAGAGGGTGGGAATTAGCCGGAGACAATCCAACAGTTCAATTTGACGACGACATCATACTTACATCAAATTTTATAAATAAATTAAATTCTGTTATTAAAAAAAACCCTAATGATGTTATACAGTTTTTTAGTATGCGTAAAGACGATTTAACCATAGGAACTAGGTATGTATCAGGAAGTAAATTTATGATGCAACAATGTTATTACCTACCAAAAGGTGTAGCTAAAGGAATTTTGTCTTTAAAAGATGAATGGTATAATTTATGTAAAGACGGAGACAAAGCACCAACCGATTTATTGATGGCAGAATATTTTAAAAGAAATAAAATAAACTACTTAAATTGGTGTCCCAATCTAGTAGACCATATTGTTGGAAAAAGTGCTATTGATAGTAGACGTAGTAGTAAAAGACAAAGTAAAACTTTTAAACTATAATGTTATGAATGTAAAATGGGAAACACCTTTAAAAAAAAATCAATTATCTAATCCGATTATTGAAAAACATCAAATACCTTTAAAGTTAATTGATTTAAGTATTTTTAATGAAGAAGATTTTAACTCTGTATTAAATGCTAAAGCTCAACATCAATTAAAAACGTGGGGTGGCGCAGAAAATACATCAAAACCGCATTGGATTGGAGTAAAAAAATCTACACCATTACACACAGACCCAAGATACCCTAGATATTCTTGGCAATTAATTATTAAAGTAGATAATTTTGTTTTAAGAGGACACGACAAAATTGAAACCGAATTAAAAGAAGGAACTATATTTTTATTAGATACACACAGTCCGCACCAATTATACGCAAAATCAAAAGATGCAAAATATTATTTAGCTTGTAGTATGGATTCAAAAGAATAGCATTAAGAGAATTATGTACCTATGCTAAACAGAATTTAATTTTAAATAATGTAAACAGAATTACTAAATGAGAAATGGAGCGTTGCTATATAAACACAAAAACGTCTACGACTCAGCGTTAGAACGTATAAACTATTTGTTTGACGAGTTCGATAACGTCGTTGTTGGTTTTTCCGGTGGCAAGGATAGTACGGTAGTTTTAAATCTAGCGTTAAAAGTAGCAGAGGAAAGAGACCGGCTACCATTAAAAGTAATGTTTTTAGACCAAGAGGCTGAATGGCAAAACGTAATTGATTATGTGAGACAGATAATGTTAGACGAAAGAGTAGACCCAATGTGGTTTCAAATACCTATTAGGCTATTTAATGCGACGTCTAATACTGACCATTGGCTAGAGTGTTGGAACCCAAAAGACGAGGGAAATTGGATGCGTTCAAAAGAAGATTTTTCATTTAAAGAAAACATATACGGGACAGATAGATTTTACGATATGTTTCAGGCTATATTTGAACATCACTTTAAAGACCAAAAAGCTTGTTACTTAGCCGGTATTAGAACAGAGGAAAGTCCGACACGATTTCTAGCAGTTACTAGCGACGCGACATATAAATATATTACATACGGTAAGAAGTTAAATCGTAAGATGCAACACTATACTTTTTATCCGATATACGATTGGAGTTTTACGGACGTTTGGAAATCAATTCACGACAACGATTGGCCTTATACTAAAATATATGATTACCAATTTCAACACGGAATATCTATAAAGAGTATGCGTGTAAGTAATTTACATCACGAAACATCTGTCGAGTCCTTGTATTATTTAGAGGAAGTAGAAAAGGAAACGTGGAACAAGCTTACAAAGAGATTATCAGGAATAAGTACTGCCGGTAGGCTAGGTCGCGACAACTTCTTAAAGGTAAAAAAACTGCCTTATATGTTTAAAGATTGGAAAGAATACCGAGACCATTTACTAGAGAATCTTATTACAGACGAAAAGCATCGTTTGATCTTCCGAAAAAAGTTTAAAAGATTAGACGATAAATATGATTTTGAATTTCATAAAGATAAATTATATAAAGTACAAGTACAGTCAATTTTGGCTAACGATTTTGAGTTTACAAAAATAATTAACTATGAGAGACACCCCGACGTAGATACTTGGAGAAAATGGAAACGGGGAATAACAAACGCTTGGACTGACACAAATAAATATATAAATGGATAAATTAAAATACCTTAAAAAACTAGAGGGCGAAGAGCTTTTATTAGAAATAGAAAAGATACAACAACACTTGTTTGAGATAAGTCCTTTAAAGTCTCAGCCGGTATCTAGAATACGTTGGGTTCCTATCGAACAAGTAACGTCAAATGATTATAACCCTAATAGCGTTGCGACAAATGAAATGAGGTTATTATACACTTCAATATTACACGACGGTTATACTCAGCCGGTAGTTACGGTAAGGGACGACGAGAACGACCGTTATGTTATTGTGGACGGATTTCATAGATACCTGACTTGTAAATCAAATGAGGATATTTTAAATAGGAATATGGGACGTCTACCTATTGTAGTTATAGAAAAAGATATAAACGACCGTATGGCTTCGACTGTCCGGCATAACCGAGCAAGAGGTAAACATTCAATAAACGGAATGTCTAGTATGGTATTTGAAATGCTAGAGAACGGTTGGGAAGATGCGGACATTTGTAATGAGTTAGGTATGGAGTCTGAGGAACTGATTAGACTAAAACACATAACCGGATTCAGCAAACTATTTAAAGACGTAGAATATAAAAAGTCTTGGGAAACTAAGAATCAATTACTAATTAAAAAACAATTTAAGAATGAATATCCAAAAGAAAAAATTATCTGAGATAAAACCATATTGGAGAAACGCTCGTAAAAACGATAAAACAGTAGAGGCCTTAAAACAGTCTATTAATAAATACGGCTATACGCAACCAATTAACATAGACCAAAATAATGTTATCATTACCGGACACGCACGTTATATTGCTTTAATGCAGTTAGACTACAAAGAAGCGTTTGTAATCGTTGTAGATTATTTAGGAGAAAAAGAAGTTAAAGAATATCGTATCGCAGACAACAAAACTCACGAATTAACAATGTGGGACAATGAGGAATTAGTATTAGAAATGCGAGAGATAAACAACAATGAAGATATGCAGACGTTCTTTCCTAATATCAATTTAAATAATTGGCTAGAGGATTCAGTAGGATTTAACGTAAATGATATTACGACTGAAAACATAGGAGACACAGAAGAAAAAATATACGGTCAAATGACTAATATAAACACTCAGGCTTTAGACCAAACAATCGACGTAATGTGTCCGCATTGTATGGAAGAGTTTGCACTTAAAAAATCAGAACTACAATGACAAAAACTGACACTAAAAAAAATGTAATGATTCAGTCTCTAGAAAAAAGTCTAGGGGTTGTATCGGTGGCTTGTCAAAAAGCTGAGGTTAGCCGAGAGACGCATTACAAATGGTATCGACAAGACGATGATTACAAAGCGAGAGTAGATAATGTAAAAAACATTTGTTTAGACTTTGCCGAGAGTATGCTATTAGAAAATATTAAATCTAAAAAAGAGAGTAGTATCTTCTTTTATTTAAAGACGCAAGGAAAACAACGTGGATATGTTGAAAGACAAGAAATAGATTTAGGTAACGAAAATCATTTTAGAATAGAGATAGTTGAAGACAATAAAGACTAACGTAGTATGTAAGCACCTTATAAATTCCGATAAACGTATTGTAATAGAACAAGGCGGTACTAGGTCAGGCAAAACATTTAATATCTTAATATGGATAATTTTTTACTACTGTTTGCAAGAGTCCGGTAAGACTGTAACGATATGTCGTAAAACATTTCCGGCTTTAAGAACTTCGGCTATGAGAGATTTCTTTGATATTTTAAAAGAGCATAATCTTTATAGCGAGACATTTCACAATAAGTCTTCGGGAGAATATAGGCTTAATAATAATTTAGTAGAGTTTATATCCTTAGACCAACCGCAGAAAGTTAGAGGTCGTAAAAGAGATTTGCTATTTATAAATGAAGCTAACGAGTTAAATTGGGAGGATTGGCAACAGTTAGTTTTCAGGACTACCGGCAGAATAATACTAGACTACAATCCGTCAGATGAGTTTCATTGGATATATGAAAAAGTAAAAACGAGAGACGATGCAGAATTTCACATAACAACTTATTTAGATAATCACTTTTTACCGGAGACCATTATTCAAGAGATAGAACGCTTAAAAGAAACAGACGAGAACTATTGGAGAGTTTACGGCTTAGGAGAAGTCGGTAAATCTATGGCAACTATTTTCGATGCTCAGCTATGCGACCAAATACCTACATACGCAAGGCACTTAGGATATGGAATGGACTTTGGCTATACAAACGACCCTACGACACTTGTTTCAGTTTTCCTACACGATACTACTTTATATATTAAAGAACTCGTATATCGCACCGGAATGACAAACAGAGACATATCTAACGAACTATCTAGATTAAAAATTGGTAGACGGGAAGAGATTTATGCTGACAGTGCAGAACCAAAATCAATAGAAGAGATTTATCGAATGGGTTGGAATATAAAACCTGCGGTCAAAGGACGAGATAGTATTAATATAGGAATCGATATGTTAAAACGATATAAGCTACTCGTAACAAAAGACAGTACCAATACTATTAAAGAACTCAGGAACTATAAATGGAAAGAAGATAAAAACGGCAACGTCTTAAATACGCCGGTAGATATTTTTAATCATTCAATCGACGCATTAAGATACCTAGTCTTTAATAAATTATCGAAACCTAATTACGGAAAGTATGCAGTACGATAAATCAGAAAAACAAATGCTTATGGTTATTCAAAAATACATAGAACATAAAAAAAATATCCGAGTTAAAATAGCGTTACCAAATACGCCGAGACAACACCTACTTTTAGTTAAAGCATACGAGCATTCAATAAAAAATATGTAAAATAGTTATTAACATATTTGCGTATATCGTTAGTTTTTTGTATATTATAGTAAATCGATAAAGTATCGGTACTAACTAAATCATAAGAGAAATGATAGCACAAGAACTAAAAAAAATAGGTATCAGTCGAATGACCTTACAAGACGCTGAGATATTCCAAGCACTACTCAACAATCTAAAATTCTTAATGTACACGCATACGACAAACACCGACGAAACAAACGACGAAATGTTAATCAGAGCAACACAAAATCTATACAAGTTGTGGAACTCACTAAACTCAGAAACAGATGAATAAAGAAAACCTAGTAAACGTAACCGAAGATGACTTCGAAATGTACGAAGATGTACGAACAAGCGGACTCTTTAATATGCTCGACGGAAGAGCTAGAAATATGAGTGGACTAAGCAAACCGGTCTACTTCGAGATAATAAAAAACTACTCGAAATACAAAGAAAAGTTCGGTCTAGCCTACACCCAAAATCTATGGTCAGGCGGTCAAGAAAACTAAATCATTAATAGCGGAAAGAGGCTCTCAGAAATGGGAGTTTTTTTTATTTGTCAAATATTATATTTTTACGTTATATAAGAAAGCGAGATATGTTTACAAAAAAAGCATCAATAACAGTTCCGTCTAGTATGGACGAAATAACATTAGGACGTTATCAACAATTTATAAAAGAGACCGACGTAGAAAATCCTACGGAAGAACTTGTAGCAAATAAGATTATAGAAGTGTTTTGTAATATACCAAAATCCGAAAGCTATAAAATGAAAGTGAGTAGTCTGTTTAATATAAGCAATAAAATAGCTGAGGTTTTAAATCAGAAGCCGTCTTTAATAACTAAATTTAAAATGGGCGATACGACGTTTGGATTTATTCCGAAACTAGACGATATGACTATGGGCGAATATGTAGACTTAGATAGTTTCATAACTGATTGGAGTACAATGCATCAAGCTATGGCGGTTTTGTATCGACCAATTAAACAAATAAGAAAAGGCAAATATGTAATACACGACTACGACGGCGACACTTTTCACGAAGCTATGAAAGATATGCCTTTGTCCGTAGCTATGAGTTCAATGCTTTTTTTTTATCGTTTAGAGAACGACTTATTAAAGAGTATGACGGACTTTTCGGAAGTCGAGTCTCAGAAGAAGTTAGCAACTTTGGAAGACGTTGGGGTTGGTATCAATCACTCTACCAATTAGCAAGCGGTAATGTATTAAACTATAATAAAATATCTAAAACAAATTTCAGGACTTGTTTAACATTTCTAGAATATGAAAAAGAAAAAGCTTTAGCAGAACAAAGGAATAGACAAAAACATAAAAAATGACAACACCATTAAGTAATTTTTATAAGGTATTACAGACTTTAAGAGACGAGTTATTAGAACACCCGTTTTGCAATACCGTTACGACCGGAGACATATTTAAAGTAGATTTATCTAAACAGACTATTTTTCCTTTGTCTCACATTACGGTAAACAACGTTTCTAACGACGACCATACTCAGAGTTTTAATATTAGCATTATGGTTATGGATATTGTAAATATATCTAAAGAAGAGACGACAGATATATTCTACGGAAATAATAATGAGTTAGACATTTTAAACACTCAGCTAGGAGTAATCAATAAAGTAACAGAGGTTTTGCGTCGTGGTGCATTATACAGAGAGGGTTACGAATTAAATGGTACGGTTAGTTGTGAACCTTTTTACGAAAAGTCTGAAAATATGTTAGCCGGTTGGGTTGCTAGTTTTACGATAATGACAAACAATAATATTTATATATGCTAAAAGAAACCGAAGCACTTTTAACGCAGTTTTCCTTAGACGTAATCAGTAAGGCCAAAGCAACGGCACCGGTATCTAGTGGCGCATTAAAAGATAGTTTAGACTATGAAATAGTAATTACAGATGATACTATTGCAGTAGAGTTTTTGTCGGAAGACTACGGTACGTTTCAGGATAAAGGTGTTCAGGGTAAAGACCCTAGTAAAATAAAAGGCGGGTATCAAAAAGCACCGAACAGTCCTTATAAATTTGGTAGTGGCTCAGGTAGTAATGGGACTCTAAGAGGTGGCATAGATAAATGGGTAATACGAAAAGGACTTACCGGTATAAGAAATAAAAAGGGACAGTTTGTAAAACGTAAAAGTCTAGTCTATGCAATAAGTAAAAGCATATATTTTACCGGACTACGACCGACATTATTTTTTACAAAACCTTTCGAGCGTGAGCAAAGAAAATTAAAACGTGGTTTAGAAAAAGCGTTAGCGTTAGACTACGAGAATGAGATTAAAATTAGATTAATAGATAACAACATAACCGTAGTATAATGGCTAAGATAAATATTAAAAGTCCGTATTTTATATATACCAACGCGACGAATTTAACGTCAGCAAAAATAGAACTATATATTTACACCGGAACGCAGACAACGGACAGAGGTAGTATTAAATATACATTAGACACTTTAGCTATTTCTGAGGGCGTTACTTTTGAAATAAGCGAATTAGTGCGCGACTATCTAGAAGTCTATTTTAATGGCACATATACGTCTCAAATGGTGTGGGTTGATTATCAAATTACACAGTCAATTTCAGAAGTAGCACAAACACCGCAAACTATTGTTCAGCTAGACGGTTTCGACGGCTACGGATATTTTGAAGACGGTTCACAAAATCAGAGTAGAGAAATAAATACCGGAAAACTATTACAGTCTAATACGACGGTTTACAAACCAAATGATTATGCCGTTACGATAGGAGTAGATGCAAATTCAACTTACGACGTTACATTTCAATATGAAGGCCAAACAGTAGGCACAACACAAATAACGGCTTCGTCAGATTCTACAACAAGAATTGTATATCTACAAGACTATTTTGCAAACGGGACAGACGATTACGAAGAAAGAGTTTTAACCGACGGCGGTACATTTGAGGGTAGCGTATGTTTAACTGAGTTTTTAAATGAAACAAACACAACGCCGGTAGATACTATTTTTGTAAACGGTCAAAAGATTAAAATAATAACTATTGAAGAATGTAAGTACCCGATATATAAATTGACTTTTATAAACAAATACGGTGCTTTGCAGAATCTATGGTTCTTTAAAAAGTCTACTAAAAACATATCTACCAAAGATGAAAAGTATTTATCAAATACCGTAGTAAATGGATCTTACGATGTTTCAAAACATAGAAGAAAAATATATACTAAAAACGGTCAAGAGAATATGAGTTTAAATACCGGTTTTTATCCTGAAGAATATAACGACGTATTTACTCAGCTAATGTTAAGTGAGTCTGTATGGATTGAAATAAACAATGAAACGCTACCGATAAATATAGCGACGTCAAATCTAGATTATAAAACAGAGCTAGACGATAAGCTAATTAACTATTCAATAGAAATAGAATTTGCATACGACAAAATTAACAATGTAAGATGAGATACCTAGAACTATACATTGAGAATCAAAGGTTAGAATTACTTGACGACGAGTCGGTAGTTATAACTGATTCTATCCAAAATATAAAAGACATTAGCAAAGTGTTTACTGCGTATTCTCAACAGTTTAATCTACCGGCGTCTAAAACTAATAGCAAAATATTTAAACACTATTACAATAGCGATATTATAAACGGACTAGACTCTCGATTTCAGTTAGACGCAGAGATAAAATTAAATAGCGTTACATTTAAAAAAGGTAAAATAAGACTTGATGGTGTTTCAATGAAAGACAATAAAGCGCATACTTATAAAGTTACTTTTTTTGGCGAAACAATAGAGTTAAACGAAATACTAAAAGGAGATTTTTTAAATACTCTAACCTATCTAGACCAATACGACCATAGAATACAAGATATTAATAATGGCTTAAAAGCCGGGTTAGGAGTTAATGGTGCTTTGAGTAGTAATAAAGAAATAACATATCCTTTAATATCAGTAAACGAAGAATTTTATTACGAAACGAGTGGCGTAGCAAATGACTTAAATTTAGCTCTTACAGATTTTAATGGCGTACATAGAAATCTAAAACCGGCAGTCAAAATGACTGAGATTATAAATGCAATAGAAGACAGATATGACATAACTTTTAGTAGCGATTTTTTTGGAAGCGATATATTTGACAAATTGTATTTATGGGGACATAAAGAGAAAGGTGGTTTAAGACAAACAATGCGCGGTGGTAGAAAATTGCTTTCAGATTATACTTTATCTAGTGGAACAGAGTTTAGACCGCTAACGACTGATAGTAATACTCAGTATCAAATTAATTTAATATTTGCTATTTCAAATCCTTTTTACGCTACCACATTGTATAATTGTACTTTAGAAGATATTACGACTAACGAGGTTGTTTTTCAAGGGAACGCATTTCAGGGAAATCAAACTTCCGGAATGATACTTTTAGAGAGCGACGAGTCTAGGACTTGGGATTTAAGATTAAAAGTATGGAGTAACGATGCTTGGGGAATGTCTCTACAAACTTTTAAAGTAAACGAAGTGGTTGGGGGTGTTGTTAGTAGTCCAACTAATTATACATCGACTGATTTTACATTGCCTGAAAAAGTATTTATTATAGAAAATCTACCTAAAATAAAAATAATAGATTTCTTAACTAACTTATTTAAAGTGTTTAATTTGACTGCGTATATTGAAAACGATATTATAGTAATCCAAACTCTAGACGACTATATGTCTTCCGGTACTGAGTTCGATATAACAAAATACATTGATACGGCTGAAAATAAGATAGCTAGAGTCGTTCCTTATTCTACTGTGGACTTTATGTATTCAGACGTAAAAACAAAAGCGAGTAGCGATTATTTAGACGACTACGAAATAACTTTTGGAAATTACAATTTTGCGTCAGTAGATAAATTTGAAGGTCAAAACTATGAGTTAAAAATAGATTTTGAACATACTCTTTTAGTAGCTATGCAAGATAATTTTGATGGTGCTGAGACGGGAATAGTACAAGGTCGATTTGTAGATAAAGAAAACACCCCTATTATCGGACGGCCTTATATATTTTTTAATCGTAATGTAAATATATCTCCTTTGACTGCGTTAGGTAGTACAACAATAAATTGTCCGGCTAACGTAACAGAAAACGGTAACCATACAATTAATTTTGACTCAGAGTTTGACGAGTACACCGGAGAAACAAATACAAATAGTTTATTTCAAAAATTTTACAAACAATATATTGAAAACGGTTTTAGTAAGAGAGCAAGAATAGAATCCTACGAAGCATATTTACCGACAAACGTATTACTTAATTATAATCTAAACGACACAATGATTATAGGAAACAAGAAGTACAGTATAAATTCTATTAAAACAAATCTATTGACCGGCAAAAGTAATTTAGAACTGATTAGTAAATTTAAAGACGTAACACCTAGCGTGTTAAATTAATATGATAAAAGTAATATTAGATATGCTGAAAGACGCAAAAGGAGAAACGGAAAATATCCGAATAGCTATGGGTAAGAATAAACTTTCGACTACAGTCAAAGACGCATTAAACGAATTAAAATTAGAAAAGATATGTCGTTCCAAATAATAGGAGAGTTCGTAGTAAATGGTACTAAAAAAGCCGAAAAAGAATTTAAAAACGTAACGTCTAGCGTAGGCAAACTCAATAAAGAACTAAAAGGTAATAGAGAAGCGTTTAATCTAGTAGACGACGCGACCGGTGGATTTATTGGTAAGGCACAAAATTTTCAAAAGGGATTGACGGGCGGTATAAGTGCGGTCAAGAATTTAACGAAAGGAATGTCGTTATTAAAAGGCGCAATGATTTCTACGGGCATAGGTGCTTTAGTTGTAGCGTTAGCTTTAATAGCGGATAATTGGGAAAAGATATTAGGATTTATAACCGGCGCAAATAATGAAGCGAGTAAAAATGTAGAACTCACGACTGAGATTGCAGATGCACAACAAGACCAATTAGACGCTTTAAATGGTTCAACTAACATTCTAAAACTACAAGGAAAAAGCGAACGAGATATTTTAGTTCTTAAACAAAAACAGACTGAGGAAACAATAAAGGCCTTAGAAGCTCAACTACTCGCGCAACAAGAATTAAAAAAACAACAAGTAGAGACCGCAGAGAGAAACCAAAACATCTTATCGGGTATTCTAAAATTTGTGGCAGCGCCTTTGACTCTTATATTAAAAACTTTTGATATGATTACCGGTAAAGACACGATGTCTTTATTCGATGATTTGGCTAGTAATTTATTTGACCCTGAGCAAGTAGAAGAAGATGCCGACAAGACTATTGAAGCGACTCAGAAAAAGCTAGACCAATTAAAAAACCAACACGCCGGATTTGTACTATCAATACAAAACATCGATGAAACGGCTAGACAGAAAAAAATTGAGGAAGAAAATAAAGAAATACAAGACGCAAAAGATAAAGCAGAAAAAGAACGACAAGAGAAACTAGCTAGAGACGAGCAAAACTATTTAGACAAACAAAACGCATTACAACAAATAGAGGACTTAGAAAACCAATATTTTGAAAGTCTAATGTCTAAACAACAACAAGAGGAATTAGCCGTACAAGAAAAGTATTTTAATTTAATCGAACAAGCAAAAAAATACGGACAAGACACCACGATTTTAGAAGAAGCTAGACAAAAAGAATTAAGCGCAATAGATAAAAACTACGGAGACAAAAAGAAAGCTAGAGAACAAGCTTTAGCGAGTCAGCAAATGAGATTAGCCGGACAGACATTTGGGCAACTTACTGAGATACTCGGTAAAAATAGCGTTGCCGGAAAATCCGCTGCCGTCGCACAAGCTACAATAAATACTTATCAAGGTGTTACTGAGGTTTGGAAAACGCCTTCAGTATTACCCGAACCATTTGCAACAATACAAAGAATCGTATCGACGGCAACTGTTTTAGCTAGTGGACTTAAAACCGTACAACAAATAAAATCAGTACCAAAACCCCAAGGAGTAAAAGGCGGTAGCGGTAGTGGTGGCGGAACCGTATCTACGGCGACGGCTACACCCCCGCAAATAGATTTTGGTGGTGGCGGTACTTTTAATCAAATATCCGACGCATTATCAAATCAGGACACGCCGGTAGTTCAAGCTTTTGTTGTAGCTAATGATGTTACTACGGCTCAGAGTTTACAAAATAACATTCAACAATCCGCAAGTCTAGGATAAGCAAAATATAAAATAAATACGTTATATAAATATGAAAATCATTGAACTAATTATAGACGAAGAAGATGTTTACGGTGGCATAGATGCTATTTCAATCGTAGAACACCCCGCAATAGAGGAAGATTTTGTAGCATTAAATAAACAAAAAGAGTATAAGCTACAAGCTACGGACAAAGATAAAAAGCTATTAAGCGGTGCATTATTAATACCGAACAAAATGATATACCGTAAAGAGCGAGACGAAGAGTATCATATTTACTTTTCTAGGGAGACGGTACGCAAGGCTTCGCAGATGTATTTACAAAAAGGAAATCAGAACAACGCGACATTTGAACACGAGATGCCGGTGCAAGGATTGTCTCTAGTAGAGAGTTGGATAATTGACGATAAAGAAAACGATAAGTCTAATATGTATGGTATGGATTTACCGTTAGGAACTTGGTTCGGTACGATTAAAGTAAACAACGATAAAATTTGGAATGAGTTTGTGAAAACGGGAGTCGTAAAAGGATTTAGTATCGAGGGGTATTTTTCTAATAAAGCGGAGTTATCGCAAAAAGAACAAAAAGCCGACGAGATAGTAGAGAAGCTAAAAAGTTTATTTAAAAAGCATAGATAATGCCAAGAAAAAATAACAGAACGCCGTCTTATACAAGTCCGACTAATAGTCGTCGTGGTTGTTTATGTTGGGATAAAATAACATATTCTAGAAAGTGTTGCGACGGAACATTACAAGCGCAAGGCATAGGACGTATTACAAAAATACCAAACAATTTTTTACTACAAGAAAACGGAGACTATTTATTAAAAGAAGATAATGCAAAAATTATATTATAATGGCAGATACTAAAATTTCAAATTTACCAAGAGCAGAGGTATTAAATGGTACAGAAATAATACCGGTTGTTCAAGACGATGAAACAAGGAAAATATCTTTAAAAGAAGCAAATACATATTTAGAATCTGTTAATATTGTAAATAGTGATGGAGAAGAGTTTAACTTAATTAATTCTAACAAAACATTTTATAAATTAACTTGGACGGGTGGTAATGGTTTTTCGGCAATATTTTTACCTTTAGCTAGTCAGAG